TGGAAAACGCCGCGACTTGCTTCCAAAAATACTTGCAAAACATCATATTTCAATGGACTTATTTGAAATAGGTTACAATGAGTATATTGGTGCATTTGATAGAAATTATTACGAAAATTACTAAACTAAAATAAATGAAAAAACCAATCCCTAAGATTGCTAACCTTGTTAGGTTGGCAGGAAACGTTAACGAATCATACGAGAAAGATTCACTAAATGAATTATTAAATCAACCTCCTCATGCTTCTTGGGTAAAAAAGCATCCAATGGCAAAAGTAAAAGACGATGCAGGAAATACGGCTGAAGCACATTATCTTCCAATCGACAAAGTTGAATTTCTACTAACTTACATTTTTCAATCTTGGAAAGTTGAAGTGCTTAGAGAACAAGTAATGTTCAATTCAATTGCGGTAACAGTTCGACTTCACGTTCAAAATCCTTTAACGGGAGAATGGACTTTTCAAGATGGTGTTGGCGCAGTGAATGTGCAAACGGACGCTGGGAAATCAGCCGCAGACCTTGCCGCAATTAAAGCAGCAGCCGTTCAAATGGCTTTACCTTCAGCTAAATCTTACGCAATTAAAGATGCAGCAGAACATTTAGGGGCAATTTTTGGCCGTGACTTAAACCGTAGAGATATTGTGCAATTTAGCGGCGCACACACTAAAGAAGAAACACAGGAGCCAACAACTGCGAATAGGATGCAGAATACCTCGCCACAACCAGAACGTGAAATGCAATATGGAATTGCCTATGGTGCAGAATTACCGAAACCACAAACCGAAGAAGAATTACTTTTAAACCAACTATAATTAAAACTATGCAAACAATCGAAAGCCAAGCACTTGCAAAAATCGAAACGCAATCTTTTCAACCCACACCCGAACAGATGAACGCATGGTCGGTAATGGTCCGCAAGAAAAATGAATTAACTCAAACCCTCACCACCGCAGAATTAGAACTCCAGGGTATTTTATTGTCCGTAAATGTGCAAGACCACAAAGCAATTGATGAGGCACTTGCAACTTATCGTAAAAAACACGGTGAATTAAAAGAAAATCGTTTAACTTTTACTAGGCTTATTGAAGAAAAGTTGTTTGCTCCGCTTATGGCGTTTGAAAAACGCGCGGAGCCAAAAACAAATGAGCAGTATTTAAAATTAGATACCACATCACTTGAACTTAGAAAAGCAGCAAACGAAGCTGCCGCAAAAAAGCAAGCCTATGAAAATGAAAAAGCGCGATTTTTAGCACATTGCGCTAATGAGTTTATGAGGTTGGAGGCGCAGTATATAAACGAACTGAATAATCAGATTGACACCACTTATTCAGCATTTTTAACCGCAGCAATTAATCCGCCACCCATAAGCAACGTTGAGGTAAATATGGGAGCCGTAAAAGTTGGTGCAATGTATAAGTTTGATGCTTCATTAATTAACAAAGAAGAAATGCAATCATTATATTTAACACTTACGCCACCAAACTACGCTGAATTGCTGGCAGATAAAATTGAAATGTTGCCGCAAGTGTTCGCAAATTATGAAATTGATTTGGCAAATGCAGTAGCAGCAATTGAAAGGCGTGAACTAGATGCAAAAATACAGGCTCAAAAGGTTGCTGAAAAAATAGAGGCTGAAGCGAGTGTTAATAATCTTATTGCAACGGCATCCGCACCTCAAATTGAAACTGCAAAGATTAAAAAAGAATTGAAAATTGAGCCTATTAATTCTCAAGCATGGGCACAGTTAATTATGACACAATTTATTGCTAATTTGCCAACTCTTGTTTCATATTTACGTGTTAAGACTTGGGCGAACGTTTCAATTCAACAAATGGCAGATGCAATGGCAAAACACGCTACTGATACAGGTGAAACTTTTAAGGGGATTGTTTATACTGAAATTTTAAAATGATACGTGTTAGCAATTTAAAATACTACTCCGATTTAGATTTTGATGAATACCTCGATATTAAGGGGTATTCATTCTCAGGAATTAAAATGTTGGAATCTGGAATAGCAATCGTACCATCCGAAGGAATGAAACTTGGAACCCGCGTTCATAACTTTTTACTTGAGCCTCATAAATATGACCAAGTAGATTATTCAATTGTTACTAAAATTGGAGGTGAATTGAAGAAGTTTCTAGGACCCGCAATTAAATTTCTTGAAAAAGAAGTTGCGTTTACTTGTAAAATGGAATGTAACGGTATGCAAATGCAGTACAAAGGCCGCGCTGATTTACTTTATAAAGGCAAACTGATAATTGACTTAAAAGTTTTGGCTGGAACATTAAAGCCAGCCGTTGAGCGATTTGGATACGAAAGGCAGTTAAGCGGTTACGCAATTGCAACATCAATCAACAATATATTACTACTTTCTTACAATAAATCACTAAAGAAAGATAATATCGAACATCAAATGTTTTCACCAAATCAAGATTGGTGGATGTATGTAATAACTAAGTATGGGACACCATGCGTACAATAATTAATATAAACCAATAAAATAAAAATAAAATGGCACTATTCGCAAATGTATCAATTGAATTAAGTAAGTTAAGGGAAGTATTTAAAGAAAACCCTAATCACTCTGCTTTTACAGTTCATGCAAACAAAAAAACTTATGTTAATCTTACAATTTGGAGCAATGATGATGTCGACCAATATGGCAACAATGTCTCTCTTCAATTGAATTCAAAAAAGGATTTTAGAGAATTAGAAGGTAAAGTGTATATTGGAAATGGTAAACGTGCAGGAACGCAGTCGCAAGCCGCATCCCCTAGCAAAAATTACCAAGCACCAACAGCCGCAAATGTGGAGGATGATTTACCTTTTTAATTAAAAAAACAAAGTGGTTTAATCTCATATAGGTAGAATGAGAGGGCAGATATAGCCCGTGCGGAAGCATATCGAAACGCATCCGTTAGAATGTAGGTTCAAATCCTGCCCACTTTGCTAAAAAAAACCAATCACATTGAAAAAACAACTATACGATTATCAACAGATGCAAGTTGATGCGGCAATTCGTGCCACAAAAAAGCATAAAACAATACTTGTTCAAACTCCAACTGGAGGAGGCAAAACAGTCATGTTTAGTTTTATTGCGCATCGTTTTATTTCAGCCACTACACAAGACGTTATAATTTACGTACATCGCCGCGAACTTGCAAAACAAACTAGGCAAACAATATTTGATACTTTTGGAATATCAGCACAATTAATTAGCGCAGGAATGCGAAATGTGCCAAAATCACGTATTTATATTGCAATGGTTGAAAGTGCTAAAAAGCGAATGCCATCAAACATTGGACTTGCAATTATTGACGAAGCACATATTGCATCACTTCATAAAGCACACACTTTTACTGAAAATGTTACAATTATAGGCTTTTCAGCCACTCCAATATCTGCTAATAAAAAGCAGATGTTAATAGATATTTATGAATTATTAATTCAAGGACCTCAAATAAAGGATTTAATTTCACGCGGTAAACTTTGCCAAAATATTACAATTGCACCGCAAGATGTTGTTAATAGAAAAGCGCTTGCTGTTAAAGGTGGCGATTTTAACAATAAGTTAATGGGCAATGAGTTTTCAAAAGCTAAACACGTTAAATCAACGCTTACTTATTATGAGAAGTTTTTACTTAATAAAAAAACACTTATTTTCAATTGCAACATTGCCCATTCAATTGAGGTAACACGTTACTTTAAGGCAGCAGGATATAATATAAGACATTTAGATTCTGAGAATTGCACAGACTTTGAACGGGAAGAAACCTTACAGTGGCTAAAAAATACTCCAAATGCAATTCTTTCAAGCGTTGCAATTTTAACAACTGGATTTGATGAACCGAGTGTAGAGGGTATTATTGTAAACCGTTCAATCATGTCACTTTCACTTTGGCTCCAAATTACAGGGAGAGGTGGACGTATTCATCCAAACAAAGATTTGTTTATTATTATAGATATGGGAGCCAACGCCGTAAACTTAGGTGATTGGTCGGACGATAGAGATTGGATAGATATTTTTGAAAACCCCCCAACTGCCAGTAAAACTATGGGAGTTGCTCCTTGTAAATCTTGCCCACAATGTGAAGCAATTATTTCAGCACAATCAAATGATTGTAAATATTGCGGGTATCAGTACCCTGCAAAAAAAGTTGCTGAAGAAGTATTGGTAAGTGAAGAATATAGGGTGCTTACAAAAGGAATTGATGTATCCCGCCTTATTACCTCAGCAAATAATAAAGGATATAAAGAATATGCAAGTTATTATGAAATTGGTAAGCGGTTAATTAAGAATGCGCCGACAGGTACTAGCCAAAGTACAATTGAACAAACTTATGTTTTGGAAGCCCGTAAATGGTGCGAAGCGAAAGGGAAAAAGTATAACCCATTTCACAAAAAACTTATAAAGGAATTTATTGAAGCAGAAATTAGTAAATTGCAAGCCCCACCGCCAACCCAAAATTTACAACCACAACTAACTACACTCCAACCAATCACTAATATACTCCCGACATGGCTGCAATGATTTCGATTTATAATGGAGCAAAAGACACCAAGTCAACAGAAACTATTGCAATTGATTTATTTTTAGAATCAGTTAAAAATGGACGCTGGCAAGATATTGTGTTGCCAATTAGAGCAATTGGAGATAAGGAAATTAGGAACGAAGCTAAAAAGAAAGCGCTAGCGGTTACAATTAGCGGGGCATTTAAAGAGCGAAAAGACGAGGCAATTGAAAAACACAGTGGTTACATTGGAATTGATATTGATGAAATTACTAATTTTAATGCTCAGCGCAGAATTTTGCAATCTGACAAATATGTTTACGCGCTTTTTGCTTCAATTTCTGGACGTGGCCTTTGTGCAATATTTAAGATTGCCCCTGCAAAACATCGAGATTCTTTTAACGGAATTTCTGAATATTTATTTAAGAATTACAATATCATAATTGACCCTACATCGGTTAATCAATCTAGGGCGCGTTTTGTTTCTTACGACCCAGAACTTTACATTAACCCTTACGCAGAAAAGTTTACTCAATATCCAACTGCAAAGCCGCCGCGAAAGATTGAAAATGTTGTTTTTCTTGATGATGATTTCAAAAACATACTAAATCAAATCACATCAAACCGTATTAACCTTTGCGAAAATTACTATGAATGGTTAAGGATTGGATTTTCATTTGCACATCAATTTAATGAAAACGGGCGCGAATATTTTCACTTAGTTTCTCAATACTCAATAAAGTATGATTCTGCAATTTGCGATAAGCAGTACGATGCAATGATTCGCCACCGCGCTTCAAACATTGTTACAATTGCAACATTTTACTATTACGCTAAGTCGGCGGGGATTGAAATACACTCGCCCCGCACAAGAAAAATTATTCAAGCTGCGAAGCAAGGTAAAGCCGCCGCCCTTTCTCCATCACAAATCGCAACCAACCTCAAAAAGTTTGAAGATATTGATATTGCACCCGAAAAGATTGAAGCGATTAATAAGTCGAGCTCTACGCCATCGGATCAATTGGATGAGGTTTCTCAAATGGAAATGTACTTGCGTTCAAATTACAATCTAAAGCGCAATGAAATTTCAATGCTAATTGAAAATAATGGTGAGCCTTTACTTGAAGAAGATATTAATACAATGTACTTAGAGTCGGTCAAAGTAATGCCAAAAGCAAAAGATAATATTTTTAATAAATTAATACATTCAAGGTTTGTATCTAATTATAATCCTCTTTTAGATTTTATTGAGCAAAACAAGCACTACACAACGACTGGCAATATTTCAAAAGTTTGCGCATCTATCCAAACACAAGACCCAACATACGCTGAGTATTTCCTAACTAAATGGCTCATTTCAATTATTGCAACAATACACGGGCAACATTCACCCCTGATGTTAATTTTTCAAGGTCCACAAAATGCTGGTAAGACTTGGTTTGAACGTAATATACTTCCAGAACCGCTTAAAAATTATATTGGTGAAGTTTCCCCTGGAATGAAAGATGTTGATTTTTATCTTTTGATGTGCCAAAAGTTAATAATTATTGACGATGAATGTGGCGGTAAATCAAAGAAAGACGATTTGCACCAAAAGGCATTACTTGATAAAGCCCGTTTTGATGTGCGCAAGCCTTACGGAAAAGGTAACGTTACGGTTCAAAGACTTGCCATGATGTGCGGCAATACAAACGAGAAGGATATTTTAACTGATTTAACTGGAAACAGGCGTTACCTTATTATTGATTTTCAAAGTTATGATTGGGAAGTGTACAATAGCGTTGATAAAACTGCGCTACTTATGGAGTGTTACCATTTGTATAAATCAGGATACAATTTTAGACTTACAAAAGACGATATTGCATATTTAAATAAGTACGACTATAAATATGCAGCGCCATCTTCAGCAAGGGAGCTTATTCAAAAGTATTTTTCCCCAACAACCGAGCAAAGAGGCACTCCACTTACCGCAACAGATATTGTTGTGTATATTGAGGCTGAAACAAAATTGCGTTTAACCAGCATTGCAGTTGGGCGCGAATTGACATCATTAGGCTACAATCAGGATAGGGACGAAAAAGGTCGCCGCGTTTATTATTGCGTACCGCTTTCAACATCTCAAACAACATCTCAATTATTAGTTGGAATTGAGCCGAAACATTTTCCAGACTTAAGCGAAGATTTGCCATTTTAATATTAAAAACCCGACCATTAAAACAAACCTGCATACTTTTGCGGGTTTTTTATTTTTACAATGTTTGTACGTACAAACAATTTGAATTTTTAAAAATTGCCATCAATCTTTACTTAAACGTGCTTTATATCTAAATTAGTAAACAATATTACATCTTGGCAGATTTGACAGATAAAAAAAATCTGTCAAAAGCTGAACGCCTACTATAAGTAAGGATATAGTAGTACTTTTGACAGATGACAGATTTTTTTATAAAAAAGTATATAGAAAAATATATTTATTTATAGCCCTATTTTTACAATGTTATTTCTATATAACAGAGTCAAAATGCAAATTATCTGTCATCTGTCAAAAAATCGGCTAAAAACGTTGATGCTCTAAGAAGATAGCTTTTGACAGATGAAAATACATCTGTCCTATCTGACAAAAAATTAAAAACTATTATTATTTGTTTTCAATTAAATAATATTGTTATATTTGCCCATGAACTTATCCGAAGACCGATTACAATCCGATTGCTTCCAATGGTTTCATAATACTTATCCTGATTTGCGAGGGTTATTGTGGCACGTTCCGAACGGTGGGAATAGAAACGCACATGAGGCAAATAAACTTAAAGCAATGGGAGTTGTTGCAGGGGTTGCTGATTTGCATTTTTATTATAATGGCAACCTACACCTATTTGAACTTAAAACAGAAATTGGTAGGCTATCGCCAGCACAGGAATTGTGGTTAGCAAAAATTGAGTATCAAGGTGCAAAAGTCAACATCGTGCGTGATTTCGCTACTTTTCAATATATTATTAATAATTTAATATCAAATGGCAGCAACTAATCAACGCCCCCACAAACTACCAACCAAGCCCTACAAACCATTATCTGAGCAAATAAGTATGTTGGGTATAGAATCAGCTTATTTTTCGCACGGTGGAAAGAATTTTGAAATTGTGGCAACAAATGTTAAACCGCATATTCATACAATTAAGAATTGTGAAACGGGTTCCACGATTGAAATGCTTCATAGTAGATTGATTGCTTTGTCGCAGTCTTAATTGTTGTTTTGTATGGTAACTATTGCATCTTATTGTTTTTTATTATTATCTTTGCCTCATAGTTGAGGTTTAAATTAAATGCGCAGTTTCGTGATTGGTTCTGCGCATTATTTTTTTATGTAAATTTGCGGTATGTCAGCACCTAAAGGAAATGAATTTTGGAAGAATAGGTCAAAGCATGGAAGAGATAAGATTTTCTCTTCTCCAGAACTATTTTTGGAAGAATCTTTAAAATACTTTCAATGGTGCATTGATAATCCATTTATTGAAGTTGATTTTAGAGGTAAAGATGCTAAAGAAGTTTATATTCCAAAGATGCGACCTTTTACTTGGGATGGTCTTGAATTATTTCTAGGAGTTGAAAGTTTAAGAGAGTATAAAACAAACCCTGATTACAAAGAATTTTCCCAAGTCATAGCACGTATTGGCAAAATCATCTACGACCAAAAATTTTCTGGAGCCGCTGCTGGCTTTTTAAATCCAAATATTATCGCTCGCGATTTAGGACTAAAAGAGCAGTCCGATGTAACAAGTGGAGGCGAAAAAATTAACCAAGTAATAAATTGGGGAGACAAGCAAATACCAATTTCATAACTCTTTCACCAAAGCAGTGTGAAGCGATGGATGCTATTGCTTCAGAAAAATACACCTTTATTTTATTTGGTGGGGCAATGGGTGGTGGTAAGACTTTTTGGGGACTAACTGCACTGCTTATAATGTGTAAGTTATTTCCTAAATCAAGATGGTGCGTTGTGAGGGAAGATATGGAAAAGATTAGATCAACCACAATTCCATCATTTAGAAAGTTGAATCCGCCAGGGCGATTATTTGAAAGCCCGTTTCATTATGTTCATACAAATGGCAGTGAAATACTTTTTAAGGGTGAAAATTACAACAACGATAAAGAACTGAATTGGTTGAAAGGTTTAGAGGTTTCTGGATTCTTGTTTGAGGAAATAAACGAATGCAATCTTGATACTTTACAAATTTCATTTGGTAGGATTGGTAGATGGGAATCGAATCCACGGCCAAAGCCAATAATTATGGCAACATGCAACCCATCAAAGAATTGGGTTAAAAAGGAAGTTTACGATAAATATATTAATGGAACGCTTCCTAATAAATGGCTTTACATTCCTTCAAAGATTACTGACAATCCTTATGTAACTGAGGACTATTTGGAATCACTTAAAAATATGCCGCCGCATAAATACCAGCAGTTTGTTGAAGGTGATTGGAATGTTGATGTTCCCGTTGACAATCCATTTTTAGATGATTTCAACGAGCAAAAGCACGTTGCACCATTGCCTTTAAAGTATAATGTACACTTACCATTAATTATATCAATTGACTTTAACTTAAACCCATTTTGTGCAATATTAGCGCAAGAACACGTAAGAAATGCTTGGATATTAGAAGAAGTAAGTATTGAAAATGGAAACATTGGTAAGATGTGCGAAACAATTAGAAAGATATTGGAGCGCGAAGGAATTACTAAAGCAAAGTTAAGAATAACAGGTGATGCGATGGGTAATAGGGGTGAAATTAGCCAGCGCGATAATGCATCTCTTTACATTCAGATTATGCGCGAACTGGGACTAAGTAAAACACAATTTGAGGTAAAAGCAAATCCGAAACATTCAAACTCTCGCGCAGATTGCAATCAAATACTTCGCAAGTTAAATGTACTAATAAGCCCAACATGCAAGGGGTTTATAACAGATTGTTTAAAGGTTGCTTGTGGTCCTGATGGAGAAATTATAAAGAGTAATAGAAAAATAATTGAGCAAAGAGCCGATTTCTTAGATTGCTTTCGTTACTTTTGCAATACATTTTTAAAAAAATATATTCAATGAGTTGTTGCCCAACAGAATGTTACAGAATTAAAGTTGCTGATTCCTGTATAAGCGAGGATAATGTTTTGATTTTCGGAACGATTGAAGAAATTAACACGCAAGTAACATTTCAACAGTTAAACCAAGCAAGCGGAAGGATTGACCAATTCTTGTTAACTTCTGATGTGACGGGTGAATTAATGTATGCGCCAGAAACGCCGCAATACTTTTCGAAGCGCACACCTTTTAGATTTATATTTTACATTTACACTGATGGTTATCCTGAGCAAGTGCCAGTAACAATTGATGGAGTTCTGTACGATTGTGTTGAGGTAACATTTGGAGTGATATGAGCCTACTTAACATACCAAAAGGATTTTATCTAATGGCAACAAACAACAAAGATACGATTGCTATGAAGGACGCAAGATTAAAAATTTGCGGTGAATGCCCAAAGGCTAAAGCAGGATTCTGCAAAGAATGCGGCTGTATGTTGGCGGCAAAGACAAGAGTTAAATCAGAAAAATGCCCGTTGGGTAAATGGTGACATATACCAAGCAAACCAAACCAAAATTATGTTAAAACTATTAAGAAATTTCCGCGCCAATAAAGCGCAAAAAGAATATAAAGGCAAATTGAAATATTTGTTTACTGCAAGTAACGGTGAAATGTTTTACACATTCCCTTCTGACTTAGCACAGCCTTTAAATAGATTTGCAAAGGTTCAGTATTTACTTGAAAGATTAAATTCTGGACTAAGCGGTGAAGAGTTAGAAAAGATTACCACAATAATGAAATCTGCTATTCATGGAGGACTTAAAGACCCAAAGAACAGCGCACAGATTGCTGCGTGTGTAAGCCTTATTGAAATGCGAAAAGGTGATGTGATACATAAGGATATTTTACTCAACATTGCCGCAATGTTAATCATTGGAGAAAAAGAAGATCCAATGATAATTAGCGATGACTACCATCAACACAAACTTGACATCTTCAGCAAAGAAATTGAAACGACATCGCCGCACTCTTTTTTTTTGCGAACTTCCTTACATCCGCTACTAGGGTTAACACGTATTTCAGAACAAGAATTGCAAATGTTGTGGGAGGAAAATCTGAACAAACAGAAGCAGTTGAAACAGATGCTAAACAATTGGATGTCAATGTTAGAATAAGCCAGCAGGACAAACAGTTTAAAGAGCATCTATTTGACATTGGTATGTTTGCAGAAAAGTCACTGGATGAAATGCTAAGTACTTCTGTTGAAGAATATTTAATTATATTTGCGAAATACTTTAATTTCAAAAAAAATGGCAGATGAAGTAATTGTAATCTTAGGGGCTGAGGTTGAAGGTTACACCGCGCAGATTAAATCAGCCATTGGAGCAAATGATAAGTTGGAGCAATCCGCAAACGAAACGTCTGCACAAATAAGTAAAGACTTTGCTCAAAGCGGCAAAGCAATTCAACAAGCATTTGCAGGGAAAGAGGTTTCTAAGTCATTAGACCAAACAAAAAAGTCAGCAACCGAACTAAAGGCGCAGATTAAGGCACTTTACGATGAGGAAGTTCGATTACTTATGATTTCAAAGAATGTTGCAACAGGTGGAGTTGGAGCGGTAAGAAAAGAGGCGGCTTTGTTAAGGTCGCAGTTGGGAGTGCTAAGCGGTGAATTAAACAAGACAGGAAGCGAAATAGAAAAGGCTGCAAAGAAAGGTTTAACTTTAACGGGCCAACTTCGTAATTTAAAGAATGAAATTTCACTACTTGCAGCAAGCGGTCAAGGTGGTTCAAAAGCATTCACAGACTTAACAATAAAAGCCGCGCGATTAGAAACCCAAATTGGAGATACAAGGGAAAGGGTGCGTGTTCTTGCCAGCGATACTTTCAAATTCGATGCAGCAGTTCAAGGAGTTCAAGCTGTTGCGGCTGCTTTTGCAGGGGTGCAAGGAGCAATTGCTTTGTTTGGTGCAGAAAGTGAAGAAATAAACAAAGCATTATTAAAAGTTCAAGCATCATTAGCACTTGTTGCGTCGGCTCAAGAGTTTGCAAATTTGGTGACGGGGGAAGGAGCATTAAAGGTGGCAATAACTACTGGAGCGCAAACATTATACGCCTCATCACTTGGAGCCACAACAACAGCTTTAAAAATATTTAGAGGCGCTTTAATTACAACTGGTTTAGGGGCTTTAGTTGTTGCACTTGGATTTGTTATTGCAAAACTTCAACAATTTGCTGAAAGTTCAACGGCGGCCGCTGCGGCTGTAAAGGCTGCTAATGCCGCACAAATTGAATCATCAAAAGCTCTTGTAAAAGCACAATTAGAATTAGATGTTACGCGTGGAAAAATTACCCAAGCAGAATTTGATAGACAAATTGCTTTAGCTGATTTTACAAATAAATTATCTGCTGAGTTACTTGCGCAAAAAAGACGTGTTGCCGATGCTGAATTAGAGATTGAAAGCGCAAAGCAAAAGCGTTTATTATTACTTATTACCGCACCTTTAGTTGATGCAAACAAAGTTGTAAGAGATGCTGAAGGTAAAAAGGCCGCGATAATTGCGGATGGTGAAAAAACAATAGCTAATTTAAGAGGTGAGTTTAATAAGCAGGAGCAAAAAAGAATTTTAGATGCGAATAAAAAAGAGATTGAAGATACTAAGAATAAAGAAATTCAAAAAATACAGATTGAACTCACTTACCAAACAATAAGAGGTGAACTTATTGTTGCTCAATCTAAGAAAAGATTTGCTGATGTTGCTGTATTGGAAGCAGAATTGGATGTTTTACGTAATAAAGATTCAATTGAGGCGCAAAAAAATCTTATAAAAGCTAAATTAAAGGCTGATTTACAAGGTTATGAATTAGAATTTGACGCGGCAAAGCAAGCGAATGATGATTTGGAGGCGGCAAAGGCTACATATTTAGCAAAAATAAAATTAACTCAAGAAAAAGCCTCGCAAGATACAATTGCATTAACCCAAGAGACTAATAAAAAGATTTTAAAATCTGATGAAGAATTAACTATAAGCCAAATCGGATTAATTGAATTAAGAAGACGCGCAAGGGAAAAGGAAGCAAATGCCGCACTAGATATTTCTAAACAAATAGTAACAGAATTGTTTGAATTTGGCGCACAGCTAAATGCGAATTCTATTGCTGATTTAGAGGCAAGTAAAGAAAAGGAGTTGCAGGCTGCTGGAGATAATGCAGCCAAAAGAAAAGAGATTGAAGAAAAATATTTAATTGAAGTAAGGAAACTACAGCGTAAACAAGCGATTTCCGATAAAGCGCAGGCATTGTTTAACATCGCAATAAATACGGCAACGGCAATATCTAAGGCAATCCCCAACCCCGCATTAGTTGCATTAGCTATTACATTAGGTGCTATCCAAGCAGCGACAGTTGCAGCGCGTCCAATTCCAAAATTTGAAAAAGGTGGATTGGTTAAAGGTGCGCGTCACTCACAAGGTGGTGTATTGGCTGAATTAGAAGGCGAAGAATACATTACAAACAGAAACGCAACAAGAAAAAACCGCGCACTACTTGAAGCAATTAATACAGGCAAAGAAAAAGAATTTATTTACAAACGTTTTCAAGTCCCAATCATTCAAGCCTCACAATCTGCATCAATAAATCAAAAGTTGAACGCTAAGTTAGATTCATCAAGAATGGAGCGCGAACTGCAAACAAGTAGAAAAGCTGAAAAGCAAAACACTAAAGAAATGATAAAAGCTATTGCAAACAACAAATCATTAAGAAGTACTTGGAACTAATGCCTATTCAATTTTTCATTAACGGACAAGAGTATGAAGACCCATTAAATTGGAGGGATTTTACTATTAAGTTACAGCTTGATAAGCAAATTAATGCTGTTGTTACAACTTATGATATTGATTTAGAAATGGGAGGCGATGCTTACCAATACTTAACAAATATAAGAGTTAATGGGAGTTATTGTGAGCCAATTCCAGTGCTTATAAAGTACAGTTGTAATGGAATAGGCTACATAAATTTGGTTGAAGGGAATATTTTTATTACCGAATGCAAATTTAATTTAAGTCGGTGTACAGTTGCAACACGGGTATTTGATAAGACTTTTTCAAGTTACATTAACACAAATAAGAACGTAAAATACATTTCAGACGCGCTATTTACAAAGGACTTAGTGCCAATGATTGCCCCACCAATAAGTATTGTTGAAATGTTTATTCCGCGTAACGGTGCAACTTCTGCTAATATTATTTTTGGAATAAAAGTATTTGATTATTTTACAAAAATTATTGAGTTTATTTCTAATGGAACAGTAAATTTTGTTTCAAATTTTTTTCAGAATGATGCAATTGGAAAAGAACACATAATTACCTCTGGACTTGCTTTGCGCAATAACGTTTCAACACCTTTCACATCTTCATTTGCTGATATGTTTGAGGTGTTTAGAAGTAAGTATAATTTAGGGATGGCTTTTTCTACAATCAACGGACAACCAACATTGCAAATTGAAAAAGTATCTGACTTGAATCAAGACCAGCTCTCAACAATTATAAATGAAGTTGACCCTGTATTTTTAAATTATGAGATACCTCAACTTTTTAACAGAATTGCACTTGGCAATAGAAGTATTTTAGAACAATTCCAATCAAGCAATCCAAATGTCTATTTACAATTTCCTCAGTCAAGGTTTAGAGGATTTAGAGAAGAATCATTTTTTTTTGTTGGCCAATGTAACATTGATAATGCTTACGATGCCTTTAACGAAACTGAAGTTATTGTTTGCCCAAATGTTATTGAAGATACATTTATAAACAATAACACTTCTTACGACCTTAATCCAATTATAATTCAGACCGAAGATATTGACACGGCTCCAAAAGCAAAAAGAACAGACCCTTATTTTATAAATCAAACTGTTTATAATGGTGGCTTAACAAATGCAATATCTTCATTAAATGCAATTGGAGGTGTTCCAAATAGTGTGATTTCAACCAATGATGGTTATCCTGATACGGACTTGGAATTTTTCACAGACATGAACGTTCCGCCGCCGTTTAACACGCCTTGCAGTGAATCAGACCCACCTGTGGATGCTTTTCCTATGCTTATGCCTGCTGGAGTTGGATTAATTGAGTTTGGTAACGATGCTTTTTACACGGAAATTACAGGGCAAAATATACCATTTGGCGATGTTGTAACTGATGTTGGATTAAACTATGACCCAATATTGTTTAGATGGAAGGCTCCAGATGTTTGTAATATTGTTTTTAGGGTAAGATTGAACGTTTTAAAAGACCCTTGTGCAATTGCTTTTCAAATAATTGTAATAAAAATTTGTTTAAGAATTTACGATGCTGGAGGTAATATTGTTTTTACCATAATTGGAGATCCTGTATTTTACACACCATTATTAGCTCCTTTGAACTTTCAGCTAGAACAATTTTTCCCTTTAGTACCTTTAGAGGGTGGTTTTTCAGTAGGAGTTGATGTATTGGCAAATAAAGCATTCGATGATGATGCGGCTTTGTATTTTCAACCTACAATTGATGATTTTGGGGTAGAATTTTTTAGCGACTTTACATCTGCAATTTATATTGCAGTATCTCCAAATGATTTACCTTTGTACGACCCTGCAACTAGAAAAACACTTTCTTATGGATTTGAACAGCCTATTTCTTTTGAGCAGGTGCAACTATTAATCAATAACCCTTCAAAAAGAGTAGATTTCACCTATGGATTCATTCAACTTATTAAAGGCTCTGGCTATATCGACACGGTACAAATTAATAACCTCGATAGCTTTGAAACTAATTTTAAACTTCTTACTAATCAGTAACGCAATGGCATTCACTCCAATAAAAAATCAGCCTTTCATTTTTAATCAAGTTATACCTTGTTATGTTGACCAGCAGCCATACAAGTATGAAGTCTTAAACAATGATACTAATCAAATTAGTTTTGAGTTAACACCATGCGAAGGGGTAGAGCCAAACTTATTTAATACAATTTCTGCGGGTGAAGGATGGACAGTTGATGACCAAATTTACACTTCATCAGGTGGTACGGGAACAATAACTTTAACATTTGATGCTAACCTAAACAGTGAATTACTTTGGAAGGTAACATTTAAGGTTGAGGAATTAACCGCAGGAAGTTTATTATTCAGCGTAAGTGGTTGGGGTTCTTACACAATTACAAGTAATGGGATATTTGAGTTTTATATTACCACGGCAACAAGCACAACAAACATAAATATCACATCGCAAGGTTTTGTAGGTAACATTTTACTTGAAAACTCTGGTACAATTAACCCATTGATTCAGCCCGTTAATACCTCAAACCTTGTTCATTTATTGGATAATGAAGATAATATTATTGACACTATTCCAACTACCATTTACGGCAACCTTGCACTTTATAATATTAATTGGAACGATTATGCAGCAGGATGCTACAAACTTGCTTACATTGATGGATGCACAGACTTTGCAGGAAGGTTTACGGGGATTTGTAATGGGATTCCAACAGATGACTTAACGTGTTGGACAAATAATGGCATTGGCGGTTGGAGCGAGGACGATTCTTTCTTTTTTGAAGCTGATGGAGAAACGGGGGTTGCTGTGCTTTCAAACGGTACAATTTTAGAAGCTGGCTACACTTACCAAGTGTCATTTGATTTATTTTCTATGAGCGGTGCGCAGTTTTATGTTACTTATTTAAGAGAAGATGAGACGGTTCAAATTTTAGATGGTCCATATTCAACGGCTGATTTGGGTGACCATTCATTTACATTTACACCTACTCAAAATGGCGTAATTCAATTACAATTTGTTGCACCTTCTACAAGTTCTGAAGGTAAGATTAAAGATGTAGTTGTTGCCTTAACAGGACCATTCGATTATGATGGAATTACCCCTTGCATTTGTATTGGAGGAGCGACTTGTAGCACATTAGAATTTAGCGGGTGTTTTGCTGACACGTTTGTTATGGAAGGGGTGATACTTGACAATCATTATCAACCGTCATTGAGATTAAATGCTTTGAATGGTTATCCGATTGCACGTTTATTTAAAAAGCAATACCTAACCGAGCAAATAAAATACAGAAGTTCATTAGGTAAGAATCAACTTAACTTTTTTGATGTTCAAAACACTTACATTTTAAGAATTGAGCAGCAGCCAGAATTTATATTTGATTTCATTTTTAAGACTTGGGCAGGATTTGATAATATGCTTATTAACGGCTTGCCTTACCGTTTAAACTCTGACCAATTCCCAGTAATTGAATGGAGCGATAAAACAGGACTTGGAAGCGTAGATATTGAAGTCTTGCCGTTCCAAGAGCGCACAAGAAAAGTTTTATGCGGATTTAGAAATCAACTTTGTGAACCTTTAACACCTACCAATTTAAGCGGAATGCTTTATGAGGATGGAGTAGGTAGATTGCTCGAAGATGGTGAAGGTATGGTTTATAATTTGGGGGAATAGTTTACAATAAACAAACAACGCTCGCTTAAAAAACGTGCGCTTGCTATTGTATAATTATTTTTCCTTATATTTGCCCGTCCGATATTTAGTGCCGATTCTTCACAGCAAAAAAGAGAAGTTCAAAATTTTAATATTTTTTTAAAATGGGAAATTGCGTAAGCTATTGCTCTTCTGAATTATTAGAACATGAATTAATTAATTGTGAAGCATACGTTGAAGGCGCATCTTCTGAAATTGTAATCGGTTCATGTTCTTCGGATTTAATTGACCCTTCAGATGGGACGGCAGTGTTAGCAGAAATTGCGGCAGGTCGTGCAAGATTGATAAAAAATGTACGTGTTGACATTCCGCTTCCAAGCGCAGTGTTAGCAGATTCGCCTGTTGGCGGAGGCGCACAGATTCCTACAACTTATGACCGTACAATTAATTTATTTGATGCAAATGTTACCACCGAAAACGTTGACTTTTACAATCAGGTAAAAAATGATCGTATTGGATATATAATTGTAAAAGAATTTGGTGCAAATCGTGTAACATTTATTTCTCCTACAAATGGATTAGGAATTAAATTTAGCGGTGGTCGTATTATTCCTGCAACAAAGACTGAATTCCAAAGATTCGAGTTGATTGGTGCTTGGAGTGAAAAAGACGATGCGGGAATTTTTCCAACACCTGCGGGAGTATTTAGTTAGTATTGGGGGTGTTGAACCCCCTCTTTATTTTTATTGCCGCGAATTATTTTTATTATGACTACATCAATTATCTTAATGGCATTTGGGAAAAACGGCTACTACTTTGCGGCCTATAACCTTGCATTTTCCATTAAAGAACAAGGTTGTATAACCCCAATACATTTGATTACCGATTCTTATGAGAAATTGGCTAAGAATATTGGTGAGCGCATTAATGTTTTTGATTTGATTGTTGAAATTGAACCGCAACACTTCAAAGTTGGTGAACCAGCATTTGCAAAATTAAACTTACATCATTACATTACAACTGACCGCGCGCTCTATTTAGATGTTGACGCGGTTGCAGTTAAAGACATTTCTCCTTTAATTAAATTGTTAGAGGACGCAAACAAGCCGTATATTTCGCATACAGTAGGGTATCACACAATTGATAAAGGTAACGATATTCCATCAATGCAATGGGCTTGGGCTAATGACATTTGGAATCAATATGCGCTTCCAACAGATGCTGTGCTTCCCGCAATAAACTCTTCGCTTGTATTTATCAACAGAGTTGGAGCAGAACCAATCTATAAAAAAGCATTGGAATTATACGCAAATCCAATACCTGTTAAAAAATTACGCATGCCGTGGGGAGGTTCTCAGCCTGATGAACTATACATGAACATTGCCTTGTCGATTTGTAATATTGACCCATCACTTGACGGCAAAGGAAACGATGATAAGACGGGAGTAATTCATTTTGCAATGAAGCGCACGTTAACCACGGTTGAGGTAAGAGAACGTTTTTATTTACAATCATATTACGGCGGCCTTGGATTTACCAATTCATTTTACACAAATTGGTGCGATAAGATATTGCGTGATTTACACGCAGCAAAAGGATTAAGACACGATTTTACAATGAATCATATTTTAAAAGATAAACACGCAAATAAGAAATAAAATAACGAATGGAACTAAGCAGCGAACAGGTTAAGGCAATGGCAAAAGAAGTTGAGGGGGGCGAGCGTCACTTATGGAATAGCGAACCTGAAGTATGTGATTTTATTGGTAGCCTTGTTGCTATGATTAAGCCTAATCGTGCGCTTGAAATTGGTGTTTTTCAAGGTGAAACAAGTGTAAAAATCATTGAAAATATGCCGAAAGATTCATATTTTGCAGGCGTTGACATTGAAGATTTTCGCACTCATAATTGGGCGGGCACTCAACATAGAGGTAGTGCATTTGATTTTATAAAAGGTAGTTCATCCGATTCCTCCACCTACAAAGGATTTAGCGATAAATTTGATTTTATATTTGTAGACTCAATGCACCATTGGCAGCACATTTTACCTGAATGGAAGATTGTTGAAAAGTGGCTTGCACAAGGCGGTGTAATTGTATACCATGACACTCATCATATTGAAGACGTTGCAAGGTTAATGGAATATATTGAAAATTACGGATACAACATAATTAAACTACAAACACCCTATAATAGAGGATTAACTTTAATAACAAAAGCATGAAAAATAAACCAAATTACAAAAAGCCAAGCCACAGATTATTTTACAACTGTGGCGGCAAAAAAGGCGGCTGCAATTGGGCTGGTGCTACTGAAAGCAAGACGCAAATAAAAGTAATTGCTAAATTAAAGTAAAATGCTAACAACAGAGGAAATAACAGCCATAGTTGACCGCTATGTTGAGCATACAAAAGATTGGGCGCAGGCGCAAGCACAAAAGCAGTACGGCGGTATGATTAAATCCCTTAATGCTTTGTTCCCGTCAAGCGATGCAGTTAATACTAACACCATTCCTAATCAATTACCTGAGTATTGGGTTGGTTACAATTATGTAGTTCAGCAAATGCAATCAATTGAGCCGCATACAACACGCGCGTTATTTCCCGAAAGACTTTTTAATTTACGCACTCCAAATCAAACTACTGAAGAATTAGAATACATAAAACAAACTTTTAAAAGTGTTACACTACCAGTTTGGCAAGATTTTATAAGCACATTATCACGAGGGGCGAACCGTTCAAATTACTCATTAAGATTTGAAGGTGATGAAGCAAAAGTAAAAGACTTTGAAGATTATTTAGAGTATTACTTACCAATTTACAATTCATTTTATAATTGGATACTGCAATACGAAATCCCACTTGCTCAAAAAGATGCAAACGGATATATTGCCGTAATGCCTTACGAAATACCTACAACAACAAATGAGGCGGGCGATATTGTGATGTCTGATGAAATGGTAAAGCCATTACCTTATTATTTTTCATGTAAAAACACTATTGGAAAAGGTGAGCATTACTATTTGTTTTTATCACCAAATGAATATTCGGTAGTGCTTGAAAATGATAAGCCTAAAAGAATAGGGCAAGTGCTTTACTTGTTTGATGACACTTACATTTACCGAATTGAACAAACGGGCAAACGTGTTGATTTTAAATTTAGTGAGCAAGTTATTTACTTTGAGCATTTATGCGGTGAAGTTCCTGTTCAACAGTTGGGAGGTGTTCCAAATTATGTGAATGACAAAGTTGTTTTTGATAGCGCATTTAGCTTTGTTTCTGACATTTTAGATTTGGTATTACTTGACCAAAATAATTTAAACATTGCAAAGACTAAATGCATTTATCCATACCGAATAATGCTTGGTTCAATTTGTGATTTTGAAATTGACGGAGCAAAGTGTGATAATGGTTATATATTAAGCGAAACAGGAACTAAAAACACATGTCCAGCTTGTAAAGGGCGAGGAAGTGTACCTCGCATATCTCCTCTTGGTGAATTGCTGATAAACCCTGAAGATGTTTTTGGAAATGGAGATAAATTAACAACAGCGCCAATTCAGTATGTCAGCCCATCCACAGAAACGGTTGAATTCTTGAAAAAAGAAATTGCGGACAATGAAATTAGAGCGCGCAAAATTGTACACTTAAACGATAGTGATGCAAAAGTTGCAGGAAATGAAAGCACAACCGCAACGGGGTCTTTAAATAAATTACGCTCAACATACGCATTTATTAAGCCTATCAACAGCCAAACATTTAAAGTTGCATTTAAGGTTTTAGATTACATTTCCATCCAAAGAACGGGAGGTGCGGTTAATGTTTACGGTACAGAGCCGACAAGTTTTGATATTAATACACCATCTGACTATTTAGATGCAATTAATGAAGCTAAATTAAGCGGAGTTGCACCTTTTATAATGTATCAACTTTATTCTGCTTACTTGATGTCAATTTCAAAGACAGATCCGTTACAAGCATCAGCTTACGATTTATTACTTAATACAGATTTGTTACTTGGAAACACACAAGAAGAAATTGCACTTAGAATTGCAAGCGGAACTGCTGAAAAATGGATGGATATTGTGCATAATTCTGGACTTGTTTTAATTTATCAATTGCATGACGCAAATGAAAGGTTCTTTAAGTTAAGTATGGAGGAGCAAAAAACGCAATTGGTTGATTTAGCTAAAAAACTTGTTGAAACGCCTCCGACAAATATGCGCGCTGATGTTATTGTGTAGTAATGACTATTGACGAACTAATAAAAAAAAAGATTGAAATACTGGAGAATGAGCCTGAGAAATTGGGCGAAGCTGCGGTAAAATCACAACTTTATATTTGGGAGCAAGTACAAGAGCAAATTGATAAATTTGAAACTGTTGATGGTAAAATTGTAGTTAATAACAAAAATATCCGCATACTTTACAAAGTAATTGACACGCTAAAAGAATCTATTAACAATACCGATTTTCAAGAAGCAATGAAAGCGTTTGTTAATTCATTTGATGAGGCGACCACAATATCAGATAGGCTTGCAAAAGAAATTGAGAAAGGGTTTAAGCCGAATAAAGCACAAAAAGATTTAGTTCAATTAGCAAAAGATAACGCAGTTGCAACATTGATTGGTGAAGGATTGGCCGCAAGATTAACTCAGCCGTTTGTTGAATTGTTGGCCGCAAATGTAAGTGCAGGAAATAGCTTACTTGAAACGCGTAAACAGTTAAAAAAGTTTGTTCTTGGAACAAAAGATTCGGATGGAAGGTTACTTGCAAATGTGCGGACAAATTCAGCCACAGCTTTAGCCGTTGCGGATGCTTCATATTCAGCCGCAGTTGCCGAACAAGTTGGTGCGGTTTGGTTTAGATATGCAGGAAGCGTTATTGACACAACAAGACCATTCTGCAAAGATCGCGCGGGTAAATATTACCACAAAAAAGAGATTGAATCATGGGCTGATGGCGATTGGAAAGGGGAAATCGCAGGCACTACTTCGCGTACAATTTTTAGTTTTAGAGGCGGGTGGAATTGCAGACACTCAATAAATATGTTAAATATTCGAGTAGTTCCACAGTCAGTTATACAAAGAAATATTGATAATGGTAATTATAAACAATAATTTGTATATTTGTATCCAATTAATGTCAAACTAAACCATAAAAACTATGTAAAATGCCAGAAAAAATGATATTATGTATCCGTTATGCGGATGGAATGCAAAGGGAATTTCCCGAACATCTTGTAAAAAAAACAGGCTATCTTTCAAGAATGGGTTGGTCTGTTTTGGAGGAGGTTGAAATGCCACCTGTAAATGAACTGAAAAAAGTAGTTGAAGAAAAACCAAAACAAACTAAAGCACGCAAAGTTGCTAGTCATGCTGCTGAAGCTATTTTGAATGAAGATGAATTTCAGCCCTTACCTGAAGATGAAGAAAACGAAACCGACAAATTAAACAATCTATAAACCATGCCAATAAAACCAGAAGAAGCAATTGAAATATTGCAATTTATCGGGATTGACCCTGAAAAAACAGAAACGATTGATGCTGCCAAAGAAAAATTTGGAGCCGATTTTATTTTAAAAAGTGAAGCGATAAAGGATGATGTAATTGCAAGCAAGATAGTTGGCTCACGTATGGGCGCACTTGAAACAGAAGCAAAGCGCACATTTAAAGAAATCGGTGTTGAATTTGAAGGTGAAGAAATTAAGGGTAAAAAGTTAGAGGATATCTTAAAACTTGGAGCCACAAAAGTAAAAGAACAATTTGAGCAAATTAAAAAGCTAAACACGGGCGGAGATGATGCTTCAAAAGAATGGGAAAAGAAATACACAGCCCAACAAAAAAAGTTAGCCGACACTCAAGAACTTGCTAAAAGTCTAGAAGAACAGTACACATCACTTGAAGGTACTTACAAAACCGAAAAGAAACAAGCTAAACTTACTGACTATAAAAAGTCACAGATTGCGGATATAAAATTTAAATCTGACATTAATACTTTAATGCTTGATGGCTTTCATGCAAACATTGAAAAGAAATACGGAATTGATTTTGATGAAAAAGACGAACCATTTGTAATTGATAGGTCAACAAATAGCCGCATTCAATCAAAGAAAAATGCGGGTAAATTTGCGGATTTTGGAGAAATTTTTGAACTTGAAGCCGCGGCAAATAAACTTATTGCAGAATCGCCGCACGGAGGTAAACCTGTATTCACATCTAAGCCCGCAGGAAATCCGCCCGCAGGAAATCCGCCCGCAACAAATCAAAATGTATCTTCAAGAGCTTTGAGAGCCGCAGGGAAGTTTTAAAATAAAGCAACAATTACCTTTTGACGCTTTAAAGTGCAATCGAACTCTAATTCTGTTGCGCTTTTTTTATTTTGTAATTAATATTTTTTCTATATTTGCAGTATTGGACATTGTGCCTACATCGGCAAAAATGATGTAAATCGTGGTGAATCGCCCCGCCATTAATTGGAGCGCAAATTCATAAAATTTACATATCATGTCTGCATTAAATCAGATTTATTCAGAATGCCCTGCGATTCAGGCAGGTATCAATGATGCTTTTGGCTTTCAAATGGCTCAAGAAGCATTGCCTCAGTTAGAGTTTGTTAACTCCGAATTAAATACACGTAACATTAAACAATTAGTTTCTCCAGGCGGCGCAAAAAAGCGCAAGGTTAAACTTTCATTTTTCCCACGTTTACCTGAATCACAAGCTGTTGAAGGTGCTGCTGTTTGCGGTCCTTTCGATCCAATTGGCGATAACACGGCAGAATATGAAATCACTGCAAACCCTGTTACTTCAGGAGAATCTTTTACACCAGAAGATTTAGCAGAATATTGCAGCGGAAATTCAAGCATATTAAATGAGAAATTAGCACTTCACTTAGATGTAATTGATAGAGCTATTGCAACAAGACTTGCTGAAGAAACCTTTGCTTTAGTTGGTGGATATTCTCAAGATGCAAAAGATTACTATGTTGCCCCAAATCCAGACGGTATAATTACCAATTTGGAAGTATTGGAAATGCCTACAAGAATTGCATCTTCTCAAGAGCAATCTGGATGGTTAGAAACATTGCAACAAGCTTTAATGATGACAGGTTACACAGGTGGAGTTGTTGGATTTGGTGGTGCTGCAATTAACACAGCCTTTAGACGCGCCCTTGCAGGATGCTGCACAAATTCTGGTCTTAATATGCAAGAATTGTTAAGACTTTACGGTATTTCATTTGCTTACGACAAGCGCGTTGCGGCTGCTTTTGGTGGTCAAAACGAGGCTTTTTCAACTGTGCCTGGTGCAATTCAATTGCTTTCTTATCAGTTAGCTGGTTGGAAAGATGGTTTTCCTCCTGCTGCTCAAATGGGTTCTAATTACGTTCGTTTAAGCGCTTCCACTCGCGCTGGTGTTCCTGTTGATATTATTTTCAAAGACGAGTGTCCAGGCAATTTGCAAATATCTGTAACGGCAGATGTTCAAACAATTGCACTACCTTCTAATATGTTCTACGAAGGGGATAATTTCTTTGGAGTTAATTACATTAATCATTTCCGCGCAAAAAACTCATAGACCCGATTGAGTATATTGGCAAGCTGTTTGAAAGTGGAGCGGGCTTTTTATACGAATCGGGCGAAGGGTACGAATTTAACGCATAGAAACGCATAATTTAATTCATAGTAAATTAAATTTCATAGTTTGATTGGTTTGAGGGGGTTTGTCGTGTACTTACCCCCAACCATTCAAATTTTTAAAACACAAACACCATGTCAAATTGCTTTTCAAAAATAATAGGAATAAAAGAGGCGTGTTCGCAAGACTACGTACCTAAATTATTCATTAATCAAATTGGAATGAATTTGGAATTACTTGACCAATATGCAGGAAGTAATTATTCTTCGGGGCTTGACTTATTTAATGAGAAGTTAGAATTCGCAGGGGATGCAATGGCAAGTGAAATGCTTGCTCAATTATCAAAGAAAATTAAAGGAACTACCATTATTGCAAATATTGCAATTGGTTACATTCCAAATCAAAGCGGTAACAATACTGCTTTAGGTGATGGCAATTGGGTTGGAATTAGAATTAGACAAGATTCGCCTTCATTTATTGCGCTCACTTTAAAAGATATTAAATTGAATATTGATACTACGGGAAATATTCCCCTTAAAATATTCGATTACAGAACAAAAAAAATAGTTAAGGACATAACAGTTACGGCTAATGATTGGAGCCAACTTAATGAAGTTATTCAATCTTTAGGGCGTGACATCGACATAGTAATTGGTTATGAATCACTTTTTACCTCAACGCGCACGCTCGTTAACAGAAATGTTTGCACAAACGGTTGCCCGCCTTCATTTATTAGCTGTTCAGACTATACAGATGTTGTTGGGGTTAGGTTTGTTTTAAGTGGTGCAGATTTAGGGACTTTAAGTAACGTTGGAAACACTTACGGTATGCAATTAAATTACAATATCACATGTAATTATCAATCATGGCTTTGCTCCCTTTCACAAGTTACAGCCCTACCATTACTTTATAAAGTTGCGGCTGACATAACAGAATACGCAATTCACTTTGCGCCAAATGAGCGAGTAAATAATAGTGTTGATAATAAAGAAAATTTAAAATCTCAATATCAGTTTTTTACTCAGAAATATAATGAGGCGTTAAACACGTTGCTTACTAATATGCGATTGCCTGCGGGTGACGATTGTTTTTATTGTAAGGAAAATTTGAGATATACAATTTCATTAACATAATGACGCGGGATATGGCACAGACAATAGAACAATTAAATAAAAGATTATTAGAATTAACAGAATCGCAGAAATTTAATGATGCGTTGACGGAGGCGGCTTTAACTGTGCAAGATGAAATGAGTAATAGAATATTTATTGAATTAGAAAATATTGCAGGAAACAAAGCGTCAAGTGCAGATTATTCAACTAAAGAAATTTGGGTTGAACCGTTGACATTACCACGCAATGCAGGCAGCGCAATTGGTAAAAGAGGCAAACCAATTCAAACAAGATATTTTGCTGGAGGTTGGGCTGATGTTAAATCGCAAGTTGGTCGCCCAAATTATGAATTAAACGGAGTATTGTTTCGTGATTTCAATTCTGCTTTAGTTTCATTTGGAAGTAATTTACGTGTTGCGTTAACCTTAAAAAATCCTGAAAACTTTGGAAAGGTAAAAGGACTTAATAAAAAATACGGACGTACTTTTGGCGTAAATGATAAAGAGCGCGAACTGTTTGGGTTAGTGCTTGGTGATTTAGTTACAAAACAAATTAATGAAGACATAAATACTACAACTACATAGTGTGTAAATGGACATCCTGACCCAAATAATTACTTACGGAAATAGCAAGATTGCTACAAGCGGCCTAATTGAGCGCGCGTTTAATTTAGCTGTTTTGCAATCAGGAAATTATTCTGTTTACGAAAAGGATGGACAAATGATACTGGTAAACAATATTGATAATTACCGAGGTCAATCATTTTGGATATTAAAAACGCTTAACGTAGTTGTTGAAGATGATGATTTAAAAGGTGGAGGCGAACTTTACACGCATACTTTTAACTTTGACTTAATTGTTTCAAAGCGAAAAAATGAACTTGCTTGCGATAGTTTTGGAGCCGACTTTGAAATTTACCAACGTATTTTAAAGTCACTTGTTGAAAATGGAAGCGATGAAGCGTTGCGATTGGTAACAACAAGCAGACAAGCAACAATGCGCGTGCGTGGGTATGGAGCTGCGCCGAAAGAGGTCACACAAAAAATAGACTACTCAACAATCGCAATAAAGATTGAAGTAATTTTAAAAGCAAATATTAACTGCATAGCTAATCTATGCGCAAATTAAATAAGATATGGCAACTCCATCAGAATTTAAAAAATTAACAGACCCAACAATTCCTTTTCAAAGCGGAACCGTTGCGCTAAATGATTTAGCACATATAGTTGATGTAAGTGATACTTCAGGAGGTGCTGCGGGGACTTCTAAACGTACAACAGTTCAAAAGATTGTTGATGTTGTGGCTGCAAACATTGATACATTTGTTCCACTTGCAGGAACAGATGTTGGAGCGCCTATTACAGGGCAAATTGAAATGCAAAACGATGCGGTTACTTCAATTTATAAAAAAACGGAACTCCAAAAGTGGCAACTGTATATGCCTGATGAGGCAATTATAGCATTAAGAAACGATTTAATTGAAGATACTGAAGGAACAATTTTTTTATTAACACCCGATAGTATGTTAGCTTCTGCGCCTGGCGTAACAGGATTTAGAGGTGTTGAATATGGTACAGACTATTCGGCTAATTATACACTTCTCAGCCTCATCGACAAAGGTTATTTATTTAAAACTGCGGCTACAACATTATTAGCAACAGCGCCAACAGTAGATGAAGATGACCAAGATGGTTATGTAGTTGGAAGCAGAGTAATTGCACAAGACACCCAAATCGAATATAAATGTAACGATAACTCAACAGGCGCAGCGGTTTGGCAGGCGCAAAGTTTTAATATAATTTCAATCACCTATTCAGATTTAGTTACGGCAATATCAAATTCAACATTAGTAAAATTAGGGTGGTATTTGCTAACAGACTTTGAATTAACACATGAAATACCTAATAGTGAAGGGGCTACTTGGACATCTCCTGTTGAGCCGATTTTAATCCAAGCTATTGACGTTAATAAATTAGCTGATTACGGCCACTCTCAAACATGGTTAGGCGAGGTTGTTTATTATACAACTGATAATAATCAATCTGCGGTGTTAGGGTGTACAAAAGGTTATGTAAGAAGGAGGGTAAATAATAGATGGAAACTTGATTTTGGAACTGATTACAGAAATAATAGATATAGGAGGTTTGCGGTTAATGTTACAAATACTTATGATGGTGCAACTACTTACGCTCAATATGATGTGGTTGAAGATGGTAGCGGGGTTGTGTATGGAAGTTTGCAAGCTGGAAATTTAGGAAATGCTTTGGCCGACGAATTGTTTTGGGTTAATTTAGGATATAATAAAGGTGAATATTGGGGGGTAACTGGCACAACTTGGAATATTGGAAATTATACCATTGACACCGATGCTGCTGATTTTGAAGATAGACCTATGTTAGACCCAACTGATTTAGATAGTGGAAATTACTTTAACGGAACAATTGAACAAAGCGCAGATGAAACAGGGTTTAATTTTGGGTTAAATCAATTAAACAATATTGTTGTTAAACTCGGCAGCACCATGTACGGCTTCACAATGAGTAGCAACAGCGCCATGTACAACTTCACATTGAGTGGCAACACCAGCCTGTACGGCTTCACATTGAGCGACAGCAGCACCATGTACGGCTTCTCATTGAGTGGCGGCAGCCTGTACGGCTTCACAATGAGCTACAGTAGCCTGTACGACTTCACATTGAGTAGCGGCACCAGCCTGTACGGCTTCACATTGAGTGGCTACAGCACCATGTACGACTTCACATTGAGTGGCAACAGCAGCCTGTACGGCTTCACATTGAGTGGCAACAGCACCATGTACGGCTTCTCATTGAGTGGCGGCAGCCTGTACGACTTCACATTGAGTAGCGGCATCACCATGTACGGCTTCACATTGAGTGGCTACAGCACCATGTACGGCTTCACATTGAGTGGCTACAGCACCATGTACGACTTCACATTGAGCAACAGCAGCCTGTACGGCTTCACATTGAGCGACAGCAGCCTGTACGGCTTCACAATGAGCTACAGTAGCCTGTACGGCTTCACAATGAGCTACAGTAGCCTGTACGGCTTCACAATGTCTTTACAAACAATTCGAAAATTCTCAATGGAGGGCGTAACGGTAAATACCCTCGACACCACAATAGCAACAATAATTTTCGGAAATTACTCTAAAACAATAACGTCAAGGAAAGATGGAGCACCAAGAATTAGTTACATAGATAATTCGGACGCATTACAAATTGTAGATATAAACATATAACAATGAACATAGCAAAGACAATAATAAACAAATGGCATCAATGGAACAAAATACAGACAGTAATAACGGAATACTTGGATGGGCAATATTCGCAGTAAGTTTTATTGGTTCGTTTTTAGAGCCGCTAACTGATGGATTAAAATTTATAGCTGCGTTTACCGCCGCACTTATTGGTGTTGTAAAGGTTGTTCAATGGATAAGAGTTGAATTAAACAAAAGAAAAAAGGCGCAACAAAAAGGCGGTATTTAACTACCGTATCAACCTACCCGCCAAATCGTATCTAAGCGTATCAATAACAATTTCCTTGCATAATACATAGATTGGCTGCGATATTGTCATTTCACCGTTGTAATCGTATTCTAATATTTGCAAATAATAAACCCCCAAATAATTAAAAGGCACACGTAAATAATAATTCTGCTGCGTTGAGGTGTTGCCGAATGCATTTTTACTGCCAATTCGCTGCCAACTAATCATATCACTTGACACCATAATATCAAAATAATTCGCGTTTGTTTCTGACATTGTTTGCCAGTTAATCACCAAGTATCCATTGTTTTGATATCCTTGTATTGCTCCGAAATTCACAGCCAAAGCTACGTAAGGAATGAAATATGGGCAAAAATTATCTATGTATGAATTAGTGATTGTAAAGCAAATGTTCAGCGTGTCGTTGCCTAATTGTACATAGTTGCCTTGTTGAATTAGTGTTGCGTTTTGGTATTGGTTTATTTCGCTAATATTTAAACTACCATTTTGCGGTGAAGAATAAGCCACGTAAATATATCCTTCTGCGCCGTTTGTATTAAGGTCAAAGCAAAGTGTAGTGTCTCCTATAATTAATTGCTCAAAGCAAAATGAAGCATTGTAGATTTGGATGAAACTTGGAACAGTGGGAGTGGTAAAAATTTGGCAAGTAACAAGCAATGGCGCAAGTAATAGTAGCAAAGTTTTCATCTTACCAACGTCACCCTCCCCAAATCTCTTAATTTCAAACCCGTAATTGTAGTGTAGTCGCAAGTGTAAACGTACACGCCGCCCATAAATTCACCACCATCCCATTCACTCACACCTTCAAATATTACTTGCCCTTCCCGTGTAAAAATCCTTATCATATCTATTGTAATATTTTCTCCAACGGGAATCCAAGTTTTATTCGTCCCGTCTGGCACAAATGCATTCGGGGCGTAGTAAGTCCACTCTTTGCAATTGTCGACAAATAGAATACGTTTATCAATTGATGTGCATCCGTATTCATTTGTAATCTCCAACTCCACAATAAAACTACCTTCACGATTAACTACTAATGTTGCATCTTGTTCGGTACTTATAAATCCATCTACATTCCAATTGTACCCGTATGCAGTTTGAGTAGTAAGATTTATTATTATATCCTTGTCGCAGTAGTTAATCTGTGCAATAATTGAGTAACATAAAAAAAGCAGCACAAGGGTTATTCTCATGCTACAAATTTAATCCAAAAAAGTTACTATAATGTTAATTCTTTGCCCGTTAAAGCAAAATAAAGGTTTTGAAAAGTATGAACGTATTCGCACATTATTTCCATTTTATTAATCCATATATAAACCTTTTGAAAATTTACAGATTCATCGGAGGAGAATTTTAAATACCTATATTTTAAATGCAACCATGCGTTATCTTCATCAAATATATCTTTTACAAACCCTAACTTTAATAACCATTCTTCATTAATTTGAATTGGTTTACACTAACTTCTTATAGTATTTGGGGTTGCTTTTGTAATGATTCCATTATTATCAAAATAATTTCCTACTCTTAATTCATTTGCTTGTATCATGGTCTTATTTTTAATTACACACCGCCACAACACACGCAATAACACCAAATGCAAGCCCTATTACAAACCAAGTGAAGCTGAAATATGATTTTTGTAAGGGTGGGATGTCTTTGATGTTTTTGTTGGCACGTACTAAAGCCTCTTTTAATACAGTTCTTGTAAATTGAAAAGGTAAAATTCTACCATCTTCAAGTTTTATGTAGGTTGTTTGATATTGTAAGCCCGCACCAAACTCGTGATGCTTGTTCTCGATTGTTTTTAATTCGCCTTGTTTCATTTTATATAAATTTAGTTATTTAAAAGCCTATAATACCTGCGAGTATCCCCCCACTAACATTTACAATCTGAACCCTACTTGTCGTTTCACAATCACAAATCCTTTCCAAAGTAACTGAATGATTTCCGTTTGGCAAATTAACAGTTACATTAAGTCCATTAGCAACACCAAAACTACCTATCCATCTATACGTGCAAGGCTCAAAACAAGTGCGAGGAACAGCGTTTAAATTAGCTTGAGCGCAAGAAGATGTGTAAGTAAATGGTAACATTGCGGGCCGTGTGTATGGCATTGAAATATTTTGCAGACCAAACATAGTGTTTCCGTTTGCAATTGCAGCGTTGAAAACAAAATTACAACCTACTCCTGGGGTTAATGGATTGTTGATTCGTGCAATGTCTGTATTGTTTCCGCGTGAAATGTAAATGCGTCCGTCGTCTGCATACCAACCTGTTCCAAGACTCGCAACAGTCTGAGGCGTTGAACCAACTTGTGTTATTGTTCCTGTACAAACATTAATTTGCCTTACTGCTCCATTGTTTGAAAAGGTGTAAAGTAAGTTCTCAGCAAACTTTGAATCGTAAACACCATTTATAGTATAGTTATTTTGAAATGTTACTACTCCCGTTGACTTGTTAAAGCCGTAAGTTTCAATTTGATTTACTCCATAGTAACAAACTGCGAATCTATTGCCGTCTAAATGAAAACCAAGTGTACCTTGTGATCCGTTTGCGCCTCCATTTAGTCCTGCACTACTTATGATTGCTGGACCTAATCCGCCTGCTGTTAATGGGTAAGCGTAGAAATTAGTTGATTGAAAACGCTTAGTTACAATCCATGTCGTGTCGCCGCCGCAAGTAGTTACAGCACTTACCGATTCGCGCATATTAAAAGCCGCATTTAAAGCAACGTTTTTTACTGCTGTAACGGCCCCTAAACCTCCATTAAGTGTCATGTCAATTACGCTGTATGCCAAAGGTGCTAATCCCATTTGACCAAGTGTAAATAAATACAAAATATTTGGCGTGTTTGGTTGATCAACTATTAAAGCTGATTGCGTTGTGGAATTGCTGCCCGTTAAAAAGTTTCCATTTGGCATTGCGTTATTGTTCCTATCGTATGCCGTTAGACCATCGCTGTAAGCAAGTATTTGACCTGCGGCATTTGATAGGCAACTTGTACCCTCAATGGTATTAATTGCGCCAAATTGAAATGCTGCGGGAGGGTTGAGCCTTACGTTACGCCCAAATGTCCAGTTTTGGTTTTGGGCGGTGCAGAATAAGGGCAATAAAAACAGCACTAGAAATACTTTAGATTGAAGCCATTTAACAGTTCTTAAATACCTTCTTAATTGCTTAAATCCTTTGCTACTTACTTTAAATTCAGCGTTACTATTAAAAGCTGGATAATAAAATGAAGCATAACCAAAATTATAAACTTCAACTTTAAAACCATCAACTTCTATTTCTCTTATGTTAATGTTTGCCATTCTGATTAGTTTTTAGTGTTGGTTTTGGGGGTTATTAATTGTACATTTTATTTACAAAACTTTCGGTTTATATCTTATTTTGGCACGCTTGCCGAAGGTTTGTTGCGGGTAGCGGGTAGTTACCTGCAGGTGCTACATTAGTGCTTCGTATTGACATTTTCGGTTCAAAAATTTTAAATAAAAAGCCACCGCACTTTTGTTTTTTCAAAACAATTTGGTTTTTTGTTCTCGTTCCCATTCAAGTATTCGTTTTAATCCTTTGTTGTAGTATTCCTTTTCTTGCTCCATTACAATATATTTTCTGTTTGTTTCTAAACAAGCTATTGCAGTTGTAAATACTCCAGCAGTATTGTCAAGTACAATATCATTTTCATCTGTGTATGTTTTAATTAAATACTCAAATAATTCAGTTGGCTTTTGTGTTGGGTGTATTGCTTTTGAGCCAATCACATTTGGGTATTCTAAAACATTGTGCGGAAATCCTGTAAATGCTTCGTATTCCACTCCAATTTGGTTGGGTCTTGCACCCATCATTTCTCCGTGTGCTACGGCAGTTACTTTTTTGTTTCCAATACTAACTATTCCTTGTGGGTTATATCTCATTCTCTTTTCTCCAAGTTGTGATATATGCCCCATTGGTGCTTTGCTAAATACACAACATTCTTCAATGGCTGTCATTGGTCTATTTTTGCTATGTTGCCATCCATTCGGTTTGCTTTTCTTCCAATACCAGCAATACTTAAATAATTTAAAGTTTGAGTTTATCAATACAGTTGTAAATGGCTGTGAAGCGGCAAGTATTATTACTCCATTAGGCTTTATTATCCTTTCGTATTGCTCCCAAAGTTTATCAAATGGTAGTATCACATCCCATTTACAAGCAATAGTTCCGTAAGGCAAATCGCAAAGTATCATATCAATACTTTCATCAGCTATCAATGGCATCAATTCTAAACAATCTCCTAAGTGTTCACTACTTCGATTAGTGCTTATACTATACCATTCTTTTTGTTCGTCTGTATCTAAGTTAAAATTTCCCACGCTTTTTTTATTTAAAATTTTTGTTTCGTTCTTCGTATCAAGTTTCTCCTAAATTAACCGCACCAGCAGGTAACACCACCTATACGCAAGTTTTGTGAAAAACAAAACCTGACGTATAGCTGTAAACGTTATAGGCAATAGGGCAGACGTTCTTCGTTTCAACATTTGTGGAAGAAAAAAAAGAAAAAAAGCCCACCGCACTTTTAAAACATTTTAAGTTGAGCCGTTTCAATCGGCATAAATTCTTGATTTGGTTTGTCGCTATGTTCATTGTTAAATGGTGCTTTTTGTTCCCCTTTTGGATATGGTGCTTCCTGCCATATTGTTTTTATTTTATCATCGTAAATTATCAAATATCGGTGCTTTCTGCTTTTATCCCTCCATTCTCCATCAAGGTGTCGGCATTTGCCCCTTTGCAATTTCTTGAATGTTCCATCGTGTTGGTCAATAAAAAAATCTTTCTTTTGGTCGGTCAATCCGTAGTATTTAAAATTACAAGCCTGATAAATATATCCTTGATGGTGGTCGCTATCTGCATAAGTCAATAATGCAACTACCTTTTCAATTTTGCGAAGTAATTTTATACTACCTGATAAAAAGAATGAAGTAAGATTTTTTTCGTGCCTATGTGGGTTCATACACAATCTGCCAAGTTCATAAAATCCTTCAAGTTTATAAGCATCAATAGCAAAGCATCCTTTCACTCCTTCTTTAGCTGAATTTGTATGAAACACAATTACACCAATAAGCAATTTACTTTGTGCATCAAATAAGCCAAAGTTTATACCGCTTCTAAAATTACCTTCTTCGTGCAAGTAATGGTATTCATCAAGCAGTTTCTTTGCAGTATTTCTGCTTATTTTTTCAATAAAATAATTATCCTTTAATGCCATCGCTTCTTTTTTTCTTTTTTTTCTTTAGTGCTTCGATTAAACATTCTGCTAAAAATCCCTACTGCCTATAACAGCGGTTTTGTGCTATTTGCCCCATTAAGTTTGTTGGTGAATTGAAGCCTTGTGCAAGGGTCAAACAGACACAAAGCCGCAAAATGTTAGGTGCAATGTCAGCGGACACCCTAAAACATTCGGAGTTGGCTGGCAAAATCTTTAAAACGCTTTTCTTGTGCTTCATAATAATCTTTGTTAAGTTCAAAACCTGTAAAGTTGAAATTTCCTTTAGCACAAGCAATTCGGCTACTTCCAGAACCTAAATGAGTGTCTAAAATCAAATTGCCTTGCTCTGCATAATTTTGTAAAATCCAATCGTAAATATTTATATGCTTTTGGCAAGGATGTATTTTGCCTTTAAATGTATAATCAACTTTCAATTTGCCGTCAAATCCATTCATATTCCCAATATCTGAAAACCGTATCATTTTACATTTGCCATCAAAAGAAGTCCAAGCCAATTCAAATTCATCAAATTCTCGTTTACCTAAATATCCAGCTTTTATAACTGATTTGTCCCAGCATATCCATTGGCGTTTTATTGGCAAATTAAAGTAGTTTCCACCCCACACAATTTGATTTTTAGAAACCCTAAATAATTGTTCCCAATATTCGTCTGTTGGTCTTTCTTTGTCCCATTCGGCTATTTCAATTCCGTAAGGTGGGTCAACAATAGCTAAATCAAAATGATTATCAGAAAAGCGTTTTAAACCCTCTACACAATCCTCGTTATACACCACAGAAGGCACTGCACCTAACACGGTATTGGCAAAATTGCCGTTCTGTTTTTCAATTAAACTTTCGTCCATAATTTCAACTTTTGTTTTTCAATTTAGCTTTCGGTTCGGCAACTTCGCCAATACCCATACGTTACAGGCAATACTACGACTGTGCATAATTTGAACATTCTACTTCTATGAATGAAAAAATATGTGCAATAGTATCAATTGTCCAGCCGTCACCCAATAAACAAGCTGCTTCATTTCGTTTTAGTATGCTTGTATATCCATTGGGTACTGTTTGTAATCGCTCCATTTCGTTTTGATTAAGTTTTCTAATATCGCCATCAATAAAATTTGCCCTCATTTCATCTTCGGTCATTTTAGAATACTTTTCAAATGTTTCTTTGTCTTTGAAAATTACATTTATAAATCCTTGTATCATATATCGTCTTAATGATGAAAATGTACTGCCCGGATTTCTACTTTCACTTTCAAGTAAGCATCTTGCTTTTAATCTGTCAGTATATCCATTATCCAATAAATCTTGAAACTTTATTTTTTTGTTTCTTGGTTGTGGTATCATTGAATATCTATTGCCAAATAAATCAAAACTTCCCGGACCTATATTAGTCCAATAACTTCTTTGTCTTAATTGCCCTGATACTAATTCACTATTTATGTTTGTTGGATAAGTTCCAAGCATTTCGCTTATTGCTGCATAACTATAATCATCCATTGCTACATTTTCAAGTAAAAAGTATTTTGGTTCACATTCTTTTAAAAGTCTTAAATACTCATAAAACAATCCTGATTTTTCGCCTTGCAATCCTAATTTTTCTTTATTAGCTGAACTAAAATCTTGACAAGGACTTCCACCAATCAATAAATCAATTTTAGGCAAATCACTTGCTTTTACATCTAATACACTACCTAATTGTATTGTATTGGGGAAATTGTGTTGCGTTACTTTTATTGCGTGTGGTTTTATTTCACTTGCAAAGTATTGATTAACTTTTATCCCTGCCTTTTGTAAAGCAATTTGACCACAAGACATACCATCGAAAAGAGATAGTACATTTAAACCCGTACTGCCTGTAACACGTGTTTGGCAAAATGGGGGCTGACTGCTTTCTATCATCTTTTATCTGTTATTGAACATTAGTAATTCTAATCGGCTTTTGTGGGTATAATTCCCCCACTTCGGCAATCTGCAACTCGTTACTCCCTAAAATCCAATCACAGAACCATTAGGAGAAGGCAAACCAACAACAATATCACTTACCGAACCACTACAACCATTCGCGCCTGCCGTTGTATATGTGATTGTTTGACCAATCATA